GATTCAAACCAGCTTGGATTGTTTTTAAAGCTAATCGTGTTACAAACTGGTATCACCATGATGCAAATAGAAACCCAGTAAATCCAGCAACAATAGGTATTGACCTAAACGCTACTCCTGCTGAATATGATGGAGGAGTATATGTTGGTAATGGAGTAGATTTTGTTAGTAATGGTTTTAAAATAAGACAAAACACAGGTCTTGGATATAACTATACTGGAGAAAGTGTTTTTTACATAGCGTTTGCATCCCACCCTTTCAATGGTGATGGCGAGAATGCATTTACTACTGCAAGATAGATAAATAATATATTAACGACTTAAACTTATAAATAAAAACAGGAGAATATAATAATGTGGGCAAGAGTTAAAGCAAGTCAGGTAGTTGAAATAATTAATGGAGCGAAAGCTATGACCATTAATGGAACACAATATCCTGCAAGTATTTTTAAAATATGGTCAGCTGCTGATCTAAAAGCAATTGGCATTTACAGTTATTCAGAATCAGGAATGAAAGATACGTTCTATTATAACATTGGAGCAATTTCATATACTGTCAATGACAGTGCGGGAACAGTTGTAGGTGCATATGCATCCACTGCAAAAGGCATGGATGATGTTAAATGGACTTCAAAAGAAATCAGTGATGGAGATGCTCCAACTGGTGCAACAACTGATACAGTTAAAACAAAAGGTTTAAAATCAATTTGGGCAGATAAAGTTAAAGCAACAGCTGCTAGTTTAATTACTCCATATGATTGGTATTCTCTAAGAAAAGCTCAAGCAGGAACATCAATTCCTTCTGCTATTAATACTTACATGAATGCTGTGAGAACAGCGTCTGCAGTAAATGAAGCTAATGTAGCTAGTTCGGCTAATGTCACTCAAATGATCACTAGATCACAAGATACGTTTGATAGTGATGGTGAATGGTCTGCTAACTCAGTATTCAATGAGTGGCCAACACCTTTAGTGTAATGTTAGTATAAATAGTATCAAGGAGATACTATGGCCACACCTACATCCAGGGATACCTTTAAGGAATATTGCCTACGAACTTTGGGTAAACCAGTCGTTGATATTAATGTTGATGACCAACAAGCTGAAGACAGAATAGATGATGCTTTACAGTATTACAGAGATTATCATTTTGATGGTACTGAAAGAATTCTTAAACCTATCCAAATCACTCAAACAATTAAAGACAATAAACAAATTGATCTATCAAGTGAGTCACCAGAAATAATTGGTGTCACTAGATTATTTGAGGTAGGAGATAGTACACAAAGTAGTAATCTATTTAATATAAGATATCAAATTCACTTAAATGATTTATTTGATTTTACTTCATCTACATACTTACCTTATGTCACAGCAATGAGACACGTAGAAAATTTAGAAGAAATCTTTATTGGAAAACAACCTATAAGATTTAACAGACATAAAAATATAGTTAACATAGACACAGCTAAAGAAGATTTAACTGTGGACGAATACCTTATTTTAGATGGCTATGCAGTAATAGATCCAAGCACTTATACTGATGTATGGAGTGATTGGTGGTTAAGAAGATACGCAACTTGTTTAATTAAAAAACAATGGGGTGAAAATCTTAAAAAGTTTGAAGGAATGCAAATGCCAGGTGGTTTAACATTTAACGGTCAAAAGATTTGGGAAGAAGCCACGGAGGAACAAAGTAGATTAGAACAAGAAGTTCTCAATAGCTATTCGTTGCCTGTGATGGATATGGAGGGCTAGTATGGCCACCAACAAATATTTCAACAATTTTGCTTATGCAAGAGAGCAAGATTTAGTAGAAGATTTAACTATAGAATCAATCAAGGTCTATGGTCACAATGTAAAATACTTACCTAAAACAATTTCAGGAATTGATCATCTATTTGGTGAAGATCAACTTATTAAATATCAAACAGCAGCTGATGTTGAAATGTATGTTAAGAATGTTGAAGGGTTTGAAGGCGAAGGCGAATTTATGAGTAAGTTTGGTGTTCAGTTAAATGACCAACTTACATTAACTGTTGCAAGAAAAAGATTTGATCAAATAAGAACAGAGAAATTACAAACAGAAGTAGGTTATAACTATGTTCAAGAATCTGCAAACACAGATGCTCCTTCAAGACAATTTCTAACAGGAAACAATGAAACAGAGAGTATTATACTAGAGACAGGAACCACTGGTGTAAATAATTATAATATAACTTCTACAAGACCTATGGAAGGTGATCTAATATTCTTTCCATTAGTAAATAAAATATTTGAAATTAAATTTGTTGAACATGAAGATATATTTTATCAAACAGGAAGATTACAAAGTTATGATCTTAGATGTGAATTATTCAAATACAGTAGTGAGCAAATTAGAACTGGTAATACAGAAATTGATTCAACTGAAACTGCTGGTACTCTTGATACATTATTATATCAAATGTTGCTTGAAGATGGAGACAACTTACTTGAAGAAGAAGGCGATTCAATTATACAAGAATTCCAGTTATACACTCAAGACGCTGGTGCTAATAATTCATTCTTTGAATCTGAAGGAGATAGTATTATTGACTTTAGTGAAAGAAATCCATTTAGTGAAGTAGATAGGTTCTAATGTTTGGTCATCAGTATTATAATCAAGTCATAAGAAGATACGTTGTAATGTTTGGAACATTATTTAATGATATTATTGTTCAAAGATATAACACTGCTGGAACTAGGATCCAAGCAATTAAAGTTCCAATAGCTTATGGACCTAAAGAAAAGTTTTTAGCTAGAGTAGAACAGAATGCAGATCTTCAAAAAAAGTCTAGTGTAAGTTTACCAAGGATTGGTTTTGAGATGGTTGGCATGCAATATATGCCTGAAAGGAAATTGAGTAATACACAACGGAGAGTACAGATACAGGGCACTGCTGGCGCTAATAATGATGTTAAAGCTGTATATACACCTGTGCCTTATGACTTTAACTTTAATCTAAGTATATTTGTAAAGAACGCAGATGATGGTGTACAAATACTAGAACAGATATTACCTTTCTTTACACCTGATTGGACGACGACAATAAAGATAATTCCAGAGATGAATATTAAACATGATATTCCAACTGTACTTACAAGTGTAACAACAGAAGATACATATGAAGGTGATTTTGAAACAAGAAGAACATTAATATATAATCTTGACTTTTTAGTTAAAGGATACATTTATGGTCCAGTTAAAAAATCTGGTATCATTAAAAGAACATTTGTTGACTTTATTGACGGTACAGGACCAGGTGATGGAGTTAAACTTGAGACAATTAAATTAACACCAGGACTAAGAGCTAATGGTGAACCAACAGGAAACAGTGCACAAAGTATTAGTGTAGATAATATTAGTGCTAATGATAACTTTGGTTTTGCTATTGATTATGAAATAAATTTAAGTGGAGAAGAATAATGAGTACTACATTTGACAAGAATATGGAAGACATTTTTAATCTACCCGAAAAGGTAGATAATGTCAACGAAAAAAAACAATTAAAAACTGTTGACAATTTAGACGAAACAGTGGATACTGACTTTAAGTATGCTAGAGAAAATCTTTATAATATAATAGAGAAAGGTTCTGATGCATTGAATACTTTAGTAGATGTTGCAGCACAATCACAACATCCTAGAGCATTTGAAGTTGTAAGTCAACTAGTTAAAACATTAAGTGATACAAATAAAGACTTATTAGAAATTCAAAAGAAAGTTAAAGTAATCAAAAAAGATATTCCTGATCAACCACAAAATGTAACTAATGCATTATTTGTTGGTAATACAAGCGAACTTCAAAAGATGATTAATAAGAGAAATAATGAATGAGAATTATCTTGGAAATCCTAATCTAAAAAAATCTAATGTTAATGTAGAATATACAAAAGAGCAACTTGAAGAATATATCAAGTGTGCTAAGGATCCAGTATATTTTATTCAACAATACATACAAATTGTTAATGTAGATAAAGGTTTAGTACCTTTTAGTCTATATGATTTTCAAAATACAATGGTTAAAGCCTTTCAGAGTGAAAGGTTTGTAATCAATAAATTACCAAGACAATCTGGCAAGAGTACCACTGTAACAGCTTATATGTTATGGTTAATCTTATTTCATGATCAACAAAGTATAGCTATATTAGCTAACAAAGGTTCATTGGCTAGAGATTTATTAGGCAAGATACAATTAGCATATGAACATTTACCAAAATGGTTGCAACAAGGTATATCAGTGTGGAATAAAGGTAATATAGAATTAGAGAATGGATCCAAAATATTAGCTAGTGCAACAAGTAGTAGTGCTATTAGAGGTGGATCTTACAATTTAATATTCTTAGACGAGTTTGCATTCGTTAGTAATAATATTGCTCAGAACTTTTTTGCTTCTGTTTATCCTACAATATCATCTGGTCAAACAACTAAAGTTATTATTGTAAGTACACCTAACGGTTTAAATCATTTTTATAAGTTGTGGGTTGATAGTGTTGATAAGAAAAATCAATATGTTCCAATTGAAGTCACATGGAATGAAATACCTGGTAGAGATGAAAAATGGAAAAAAGAAACTATAAGCAATACAAGTGAAGAACAATTTAGACAAGAGTTTGAATGTGAATTTATAGGATCAATGAATACATTAATTAATGCATCTAAGTTGAGAAACTTAGGATTTGATTATCCATTAAAAAAATTAGGAAACTTTACTTGTTATGAAGAAGCTATAAAAGATCATACTTATGTAATGGTTGTTGATACAGCTAGAGGTGTAGGATTAGATT